AGTGTCCATTGATCATCAATGTGCTTATAGGCTTTTCCATCAAGTGTCTGATATGTCGTGATGACTGGTGCATTGACTAGCGTGACCGCCGTTGTCTGTGCGTCATAATTGACAGTCGCAAGGGTGAAGGTTATGTCGCGACCGGTGACGATTGTTGTTGGCATTTCTTGTCTCCTTAGATAGTTTCTTGTGTGTAGTAAGTGCTGACCGCGAGATCCGCCACTAGTAGATTTGATGCTCCCACTGATTGAATTGTCGGTTGTTGAACATCTCCGACAACGTATCCAGTTGGCATCGCTTGCATAATGCTTATGACTAATTGTTCAAGATTATCTAGTGCTCCGGCGTTGTTGTTATATGCAACGGCTGCACTGACAACTAAATTGACTTTCACGCGTACCGTACTTTTACCGATTGTCGTCGTCTCTAAATAAGGCGCATCGGGAACGATAACGCAAGCTGGTGGAATGACGGCTTCTGGCACGGTCGAATAAACCGATGCAGCTACTGATCCAAGTGCAGTGGCAAGTGTGCCTCGGATATTGGTCGCGATTGATGTTGGTGTAGGCATCACATAGCCATCGTTGAGACGTCGATGTAATTACCAAGAAGGCCAATGACGCGATTTTGCAGTGATCTTCCCATGCGAAATGGTGACGGCGCGAAATCTACGCCTTCAATCTGACCACCGGGTGCGACCACGCTCTGGAAGATTTCGACGCTGACGATGGTGACCGCCTGTTCGACTGCGTCGGTACTTGCATAGAGCGTGGCCGCGTCTGCCCCAGATAGATAAACAACGCCGCCCGGAATTACTGGGCGAAATGTAATGTCGTCATTGGTAACTGCGCACGTAAAGTAGAAATATGGAGCCGGATATGCGAAAGGAAGATAAGGGAATGGATCATAATAATTTGATGTGACTGTTTTTGTTCCGTTGAATGTATTTGGAACGCAACCTGTAATGACAACACTTTGGCCGGCCACGAATGTGTTGGGCTTCTGTGTTATGTAATAGGCGACATTGTTTTGCAAATATACGGCGGCGACTGAGTTTTGATTGGCAGTCAATAGCGGCAGAATTACCTGCTCGGCTGAATCAATAATGCTTTCAAGATAATCGTTTGAATAAAGAGAAACAGAGACGCCAAGAACCTGTCTAAGACTGGCGACGGTAATGATTGCTGGCATCTCTGTTCCCTTTCGTGAGCTGCTGGGCTAGATACGGGAGCGCACCTAGCCCATGATTGATTAGGTTAGGTTGAAGCGACGAAGTCCGCCTGCGAAGACGGCTTGAGCTGCGATGTAACCGTAAAGTGAAATCTCAATCTCGCCTGTTGTTGGCACATTAGTTGCCAAAGTCAGAGCTGGAGATTCAAAGATTTCGATTGAACGTGGCTCGATGATGAATGCTGATTCATCGATTGATGTTGCAACCATGTTTGGATCTACATAGTAATCAAGTCCGAGAACGTTTCCGCGAATTGATGTTGGAACCGCAGATCCGGCGTTGTTCATAGGATTTCCAGCGTTGTAGATTGGACGTCCTGTTGTATCAGTTGCGCCGAGAAGCGTCGCCCAGATGGAAGTACCTGAAACGAATGACTTAGCAGTGCGCTTTGTTGCAGTATAAGCAGCTGGTGCTTCTGTTGATACGAATGAAATCAATCCAGCTGAATCAGCAGCAGTTGCAGTTGCTTGAGTTCCGCCAGCAGTAATCTGAGCAATTACATACGCGTCAGTTGCTTGAGCATACGCATCGCGAAGATTTGCCAACATAATTTCATAAAATGATGGATCGCTGCGATCAAGTAGCTCCACGCTGTAGCGTTGGAAGCCCATTTTTTTAATTACAGTTGCGTTCACATAGCTGGAAGTAATCGCAGTAGTTGCTGTTGGATCTCCTCCTTCGGCCACAGTCGCGGCCGTACTGTTAGCCGTAATTTTAGGAATGGACACTGTCATTCCGTATGTGCTCAATGGACGTGTTCCACCGCATGCGTCAATTACTGGACGGTCTGCATTTGTGTTTTGTGCAACGTCACGAACATATGACACTGGTGAGAAAGCTGGATTTGTTGTGAATGAATCGTCAGCAGCTTTTACATACTGACGAGAATCTTCGTTGCCAAGTCCTGCCTTAATTGTGTGCTCAAGATATGCGCCACCTGTTGTGATTGGTGATCGTGGTGATGTGAAATAGAGCGGACGAGCTGCCTCGGCCTGTACGACTTTGGAAGCCTCAACCGTTTCGGCTGGTGCTTCTGTAACGGTTGGAGTTGTTTCCACTTCGTTTTCTCCTTCGGTAGTTTGTTCTTCTGTTTCCACGACGGATTCAGAATCTTCTTGCTCACTAGCTGCGACTGCGACCTTCGCTGATGCTATGGCCGGATCTGTGACCAGTGAGACTTCTTTGAGCGCGCTTGCGCTAATAACTAAGACGCCATCGACGTTTTTATACTTTTCAGCTAGTACGCCGACACTAAATCCATCGCGCAATCCGGAAGATGCCTCGACCAGACTGTCGTTGCCTGCGGTCGTATTTCCGATAGCAAAGGTCGCATCGATTCCATCATCGGTGACTTTGTAGCTCTTAAGAAATCCGATTGGAGATTCACGACGATGCTCAAGTAGCAATTTAGTCGTATCGCTGAAAGTAATGGAGCCAGGCTTGAACATTGTTGAGCCGGCTGATGTAGAGCCTTCTTCATTCCAGGTGACGATGCGTCCAGAGATTTCGCGCTTTGGGAAGTCTGTGGCCGTGACTTTAATTGAGAAGTCCAGATTCATTGGAGTTGGCTTTGTTTCTTTCATCGGATCATTTCCTCTTCTAGTCGGATTTCATCGGAAGTAAGAGCTCCGATGTCGTAGAGAATCTTGTAAACGTCTGCGCGCTCTTTTGCTGATCCGCGCAAGTAATCATCTAAATCGAACTTGACTTCTTGCGATGCTGGAACGAAATCATTGGCCAAGCCAGTCATTGAAAGACGCTCTTCAATCGCCGTCATAATTGGGCGAAGCGAGAAATCGAGCAAAGATTGACGCGCAAGTTGTGCGTTGGAATACGTCATACTTGATCCAGATTCTGCATCGACGTAGTAAGCCGGAATGCCTGTTGCTCTGGCCAATTCTGTTGCAACGTAAGATCTAGCTTGATTAAGTTGCAGCTTCTCTGGGTCGAATCCAAGTGTCTGCAATTCCACATCAGCGTTCAAGAATGCAGTCGAACGATTGCGACGTGATTGCCCCCAAGATTCAAGAAGCTTTGCGATGCGATCTGCTGGAAGTGCAGTGCCGTTAGATTTCAAGACCATTGTTGGAACTGGCTCGCGTGCATACATAGTTGCAGCGCGTTCTAATTCTGCACCAGCTTTAATTGTGCGACCTGCGCGATTAAGAATGCCCTCATCTACGCCGTAAAAGACTGCAAGACTTCCAACGCCATCGTATGGCACTGGAATTGAATCTACGCAGTAATAGTCAATCTCTGTTCCTTTATCATTAGTTTTAATTGTGACGCGTGTTGGATCAATGCGTTCTGCGCTTCTGATGCGATACGTGTCTGCATATAATTCAAGAATGCGCATATAACCGTAGCCATATAGGAGCAAATCTTCTGCCAGCCATGCATACGTTGCAAATCCTGGAACGCGTGGATCTGGTTGGTTAATAACCTTTGGAACAAGCTCTACACGTGCGCCATCTGCCTTTGTGCGAACGCGGAGCGGAATTGATGCCACGGAACTTGAAATAATGTTTCGCGCTCTGGCACACGTTGGTACGCTCATAAACTCGACGCGCGATGCAGTGATTCCAGCGACGCCGTAGATATTGTAAAGAGAGCTAGTGACATTGACTGGAGCCAAAGACGCTTCAATGTCGGAAGTCGCAGCCGGAGCCGCAGTCGTGATTGTGCGAGAGAATAGACCCATGTGCGGAAGTCTAAGCCTCTCCTTTACATCTAACCGACCAGAATGTCTATCTCTGTCTCTGGGCGTGTCGCATAGAATGTAGCGAGCGCAGTGGCAACGCTGGCGCATACTGTCGTCTGGGAAGCTCTGCGTCCAATTACCCAGCCGCCATCTCCATGAGGCAATCTAACGGCTGAAAGCATTTGCTTTGTCAGCTCTTCGTTGCCAGAGTGACGAAGGCGATTTGAAGTAATGGCCGAAAGTAGTTGATCGCACGCGGTCGCGTAATTGTGTCCATCAAAGTCCATAATCGGAATACCGGCTGGAACTAAACGACCAGCAACGGCCGTGGCCGTTCTTTTTGAGTAAGCAATAACTTCGACTGGATATTTGCGAAAGTGCTCCGCGATTTGATTGGCCATTTCTAGATCATTGAGTGAAACTGAGTTTTCCCATGTTCGCAGCAGCTTGACGACGAACTTGTCGTCGCCGATGCGTTGGGCGGCCACTAATGCGGCTGCTCTACGATCCGGCGATAAATCAAGTCCGAACCAAGTTGTCTTTTCTACATCTAGCTCAACGCTGGCATCTTCACACTCTTTCCATGAAATCGCCGGAATGACTGCGTCTTTCTGATGGATCCAGCGACACAACACTTCCTGCTGGACAACATGCGGCGGATCATTAAGAACGGCGCGGATATTATCTTCATGCACTGTGTGGCCAAGTGCCGGATTACTTGCAATCCAATTCTTTTCATCTGTGATGTCGTCGGTGTATCCAGACCATTCCAGATAGACGATTGAATCCGTACCGCCAACGGCAGCAGCCATTCCGCGCTCGCGTAGCTGATTAAGTACGACTGACTCTTGATCACCGGCCGTCGAGAAAGTCCAGACTTGCGGATTGCGCGATGCCATCATCGTGTAGCGTAAAGAGGCGAAACCATCAAGATCCTTCATCTCTGAAAGCTCGTCCATGTAGACGACTTCTGGCCGGCTGATTCCACGTGCCGCGTTATTGCTGGCTCGCACCATGTAACGATTGCCGGTGATTGTGACGATTTCTTCGGATCCATGAGCCCATCGGATTACTTGCACCTGTTTTTTCAAGAAATCATTTGTCTCAATAATCTTGACAATCTGGCGGAACAACTCTAGAGCCGTCGATAGCCGGTGAGCTGATGAAATCTGAAGCGGCTCGTTCCAGAGAAAGAGTCCGGCCAGTGCGCGAATCAATAGAAGCGTGGACTTACCTTGTTGTCGAGCTGCCACGATGCAGATTTCAGAAGCTGCCCATCTCTGATCATCTTTGATTTTGTGGGCGTGATGAATGACAAATCTTTGCCAGGGCATCAGATCTATACCGCAAGACTCCGCGAATGCAATCAATTCGTCGCCCTTAGACGGTAAATCGTTGAGGCGTGAGTGGATTCGGGGCGTAGGAGAGCCGATTAGAGACTTCGGCGCAAGAATTGCCGTGTCCAATCTCGGTTCATCTTTGTTCGCCTCTGGTACGGCCTTGAGAGCCCTTGTTCGACCCTGTCCAGCCTTAGTCATAACTGAACGTCTCGTTTGGTGGTGAAAGAGATTCAC